GACTATTCCCTAATCTCCCACAGGTGATTTTCAGCTATCAGGTTCGTGGGCAGCGTGTAATCGCCCTCATCCATTTCATGAAACATGATGATCCGACCGCGCGACCTCCGGCCGGGCAAGAGAAGCAGCACCCGGTCCTCGTCCGCCGCCATGGTTCGTAAAAGATTCAGCTCGATGTGATAGGCAAAGAGCATCTCCAGATTGGACAAGACGAGGATTCCCTTGCCGGTGAGATTCGCGCGCAGGAACCGCTCGAAGGCCCTGGCCACATGCGCTGCCGTGGGTTCAGGGCGCTTGGCTTCGTTTTCAGCAAGCTGTTTGAACTCGTCATCCGGGATGGCGTCCAGGATGCCACGGTTTACGTTGACAGGTTTGGGAAAAGGATCGCCGTCGGTGGTCTTGGCCTGAGTCAGTTTCTTGGCGAACCCGTTGAGTTGAGTGTAGGTGCCCAGAACGCCATATAGGTGCCGCCCACCGGGAACCGTGAGCTTCTGACGAATGGCTTCTATGATCTCGGTGGACTTCATGGCTTTTTCCCTCCGGAGACGATCTGCTCGACCACTCCGGCGAGCGTGTGTTTGGTCGTGAACTGGCGGATGTTATCGATTTCCGAGATCTTGCTGATGAGTCCCTGGTTGCGCAGCTCATAGAGGGCGTGGAGGAGCCGCTCCGGATTCCAGAGCATGGCCCGAATCATGCGATTCTCATCGAGCTTGTGGATGTCGTACATGCCCGGTTCCGGGAACTCGCTGTGAAGAACAAAAGCGAAGGATGCCACCGGAATATCCCGATAGGCGAAGCTGATCTTAGTCCGGTCAGCTTTGACAATCCCTCCCGCGGTAAGAGCGTCCACGATGGCCTTGCCACAATCCACAATACTTTTTGCCTCGGGAAACTTCTCGGTAAGGCGTTTTCGTATGTGCTCGCGGCTCAAACGGCCGGTGCCGAGATTGGGAAGGATAAGGTCTTCGATGATCTCAACCTCGAGCGGCTCCGAGAGAAGAAAACGGTAGAAGCAGACATCCCGCAGCTCCTGGGCTTCCGGGAAAGTCTTGGCGAATAAACGCAAAGGCACGTCTGCATAGCCTTTCGGGAATATTCTGCGGATAATGTAATTAGCATTGCGTTGACGCGTTTGTTCAGCATTGAAATGAAGATTGTTTCGAAGAAAAGAGCTTATTTCATCAAGTGATTCAGTATCCGGAAGTTTTGGCAATATCTCTATCGCTTCCTTAAGCATAGCCTTGCCAAACATACCGGTTCCACGACGTGGACTGACTTTTTTCCGTTGCGGTTCAGCGACCGCCGAAGGTGCCTGCTTCAACTCCGGGGAAATATTCTCGAACAGCGTGCCTTGCTTCAGTGGTTTGGCTGTCTCTTTATCGGGCTGCTTGACGGCATGATGCTGGCGAATCCAGTCAACCAGTTTAAGAAGGACCGCGCTGTTTTCCTTAACACCATCTGACTGACAGAGCGTTTCCATCGACGTCTCCAGCAGGGATGGGAGGCTGCCGTATTCCGAGAGCAGTCGTTTGGCAAGCGGCTGAACATCCTTTTGCGGGATTGCATAGGTCAGCAGAAGCTCCAGCAGGGCTCCCTCTGAGCGGGAGCTTTCCTCGCCGCTCGCGAAGCGATCCCTTAATCGTTGTCGATGACCTTTGTCCCCTGTATCCGGCATCTTTATCTCGACCTGTCCTTTGTCGGGTTGGGATCTTCATTGTCCTTTTCGCCGGCTGCGCCGGACTTCACCCACGCGTCCACTTCTTTTCTTGCAAACTTCCAGAGCCGACCGATCTTGTGGCCCGGCATCTGCCGTTCGCTAATCCACTTGTAGACCGTATCCCGCTTGATGCCGAGATGGTCAGCAATCTCATCCACGGAGAGCCATCGGTCTTCCATTATTCGACTCCACTAACGGTTGGCTTCATCGGTTTCCCTGCAACAGTTCCTCTCATGGTTGATCGGTGTCCCACGTCCCATTATTCGACGCATACGTTCCAACACACCAGGACAAATAAAGTTACAATATATCAGGCGGCGTTCCAATGTCAATCAGTTTGTCCTTTTATCTTACCGATTTGACCTAATTTAACCGATTAAATTCTATCGAGGCCAGCCGGAGCCACAGAGAGGTCGAAGTTCGGTTGAGAGCCGCTCTCCCACATAGAGCAAAGCCGGGAGTTCAGTTCCCTTTGTCCAGGCGAGGACCAGAGCGCGGCGGTAGAGGCAGGGACGCCGGGGTGGAACCCCTCCAGCCGTTCAATTGCCGGAAGGCGGGTTTCGGAATAGTTGAAGTGTGAAATACTTGATTTTAATCTTGAAGAGGGAACGATGTTTTTTCGAGAGCCCATCAGGGTCGGGCTCGGAATTTCTGACATATTGAATGTGATATCTGTCATATTACGCGAAATTTAGGGCGATGTCGCCGTACCAAACGGAATTGATATATGTGAAGGTCAGGATGTCCACCGCGTTGCCCGCAGCCGTAAGAGTGGGAGCGGATCCGCCGCGCCACTTTATTGTTGTGCTCCATGTAACCGAGTCTGATCCCCCCGATGATTGTTGGAGGAGGAGTCGGTAGACACCACCTGCAGTCGGGTTGGAAAAGCTCATGGTTACCGCGTCGCGGTCGAAGGTCATGTATTGGGTTCCTCCGGCGCTCCAGTCGACCGTAACGGTGTCTGCACAGGTAATTGAGTGTTGGCGGCCGTCAAGTGCCTGAGTGATGCCGAGAACCTCCGCTCCCGTCAAAGCGGCGATATTTCCGCCTGTTTTTCGCCCTATGATCCTCTGTTCGTCAACCGTCAGCGCCGCCGGTGTGTTGTCCGATACTGCATACAGGATCGTATGGGCGTTGAAGGCAGCCTTTTCCACAAAGGCCGACCCGGCAATCATCTGGGCGAACACGCCGGCAAGCTCCGCGGGATAGAAGTTGTCGTCCGCCGCATTGCGATAGCCGAGCACAAGGATATTATAGGCCATGAAGCCCGAAGCCGATCCCGCACCGATGGTTGCCTTGGAGACGGTTATGACGGCATTGTTTGTTTCCGATAAAGTCACATAGGCGAATTCCGAATCGGCCAGGGCGATGCTCCCAGCTGTCACCGAGTTGTGAACTGCGTTCCCGGCCGCGCTGGTAAAATAAATGTGCAGTGTTCCTGACCAGGTTAACGTGCCCGCCGCCCAGGACAGCGTGCCATCGCATCCGACAAGGGTGCCTTTGTGGTAGGTGATCGCCCTGTCGAGTGAGGCCAGGGCCGGATTCATAGACGCCGCCGTAAAACTCGTCGTTCCGGCCGCCCATGCTGTATGATAATTAGTCCCCATTCTTAAGCCCTCCTTCCAAAGCATTTTTCGTCGCTGAAAATATCTCCATAAATTGTTGAGGGAGACGCTCTTTAACTTGATCGGCTTGCTGGATCATCTTTTCTTGTTCGTCTCTCATTTGTTTCATGTCCGCCGCAATGCTCTCGAGGCTTTCGGCGATAGATTCCAGCGCTGCTGTTATTCTATTAAACATTTTTCCTCCTTACATGGGTTGGCCCAGTGAATTCAGCAATACGATCGATGCATAAGACGACAATCCCGTAAGGCTTTCCGTTATGACCAGCGTTACGGATCGGTCCGTCAGCTCGCCGTCTCTGGTATATGTGACGGCCGCGTTCGTGGAGCCGGAATAATAGAAGCTGAAGGGCGCGGTTTCATCCTGGGACTCACCGCCATATGAAAGAGTGCCGTTTCCCGTCACCCAGGTAAAAGTGAAACAATGCCCGGGGTTTGCGTTGCGATAATAGTTGCCGTATTGGTCTTTGATGGAGACGTGAACAACCGTTGACGTGTCTGTCCACTCCAGTTCATCATCGTCGACCACCGAGGACAAACTCGAGGGGATCGGCATCGTGAATGACTTGTTGATGTTAAACTCCGTTATCGCCGTGCAGTTGGGAGGGATCAGCACAAAGCCGATGGCCAGGTGATCTGCATTCGCTCCCGGGAGACCGGGAATCGTGCCGCCGGCCGAGAAATTGGCACCCTTGACGACTTCCACGATCCCGTCGGTCCCCACTTGGATGGTGTCGTAACGGAAATAAGTCGTTGACGCCACATCGAAAGAAACAGATCCACCGACACTGTCCATCTGGAGATCATTCCTGTCCATGACGATATCCGATCTGTCCATCATCATTCCGCTCAACGCATAAGTGAGCCCGTCGATTCTGAACGTGCCGGGGTCGATGGTTGCCTTCATGGAGGCGGGATTTGTCGCTCTGACGGCACAGCCGGTCAGAATGGTGTCGGGTAAGGTCGCCGGTTCAGGGGTGACCGACCCACCGGCAACAGCAGTTGGCAGCAACACGCCATGCCCCATGATTTCGATTCGTGATTTGTTGCCGCCCGGCAGATTGATCCTGACGGCGTTCCCCGGCTTCAAATACACCGGCGTGCTTTCCCAGTTTTCGGGGAACCACGCCTTGATCAAGGTGTTGGAGCCCTGTATTTTCACCCGGCAATAGTGACTTCCCGGATTTACGTCCATGACAATGGCATCGCGCAGCTCCTGCGCCTGTGTAATCTGCCGCCGGACTCGGGTCTTGAGCAGTCTGCCGTTATAGAGCCTCATGACACCACCCAGCCCTCTATTTCATCGAAGAAATACCCATCACCGCCGGCACCCGCCTTCTTGAACGTCCTTTTGAGGGATGCGACGAATAGATCCAAGTCCTCACCGGAATAGGGGTGTGTCACGCGAATGGTGTCGCCGTCCTCATCCTGCAAATGGGCGACTTTTGTTATCGTCACCCTCCGCCTCTGCATCTGAGCGACCATGCCCTCGAAGGACGCCACCGCCACGCAATCCGCCACCGAATAGCAGAGAGGGTCATCCACCACCTGCTCGACGACGGCTTTGATTTCGGTCTGATGCTCCTCATCGTTCCATGAACCCTGGACGCTTCTTCTAAGTGAACCCAACGGGGTCGCCCATACTTCCAGTTGGTAGCTTGCCGTCGAACCCAGAATCATCAAGGCCGGCATAACGGCGAGACCCTCTATAAGCCTGCCCACGGGTTGGGTCCATCCAGCGCCCCATGATACGACCGCATCACCTATTTTGTTCCCGACAATGTACAGGGCGATCGAAGCCGCGAGCATGCCGATCAAATTCGGCGCCTTTATGTAAACCGTGCAGAATTTGTAGTCGTCGCCGGCCGCGCATTCCTCTATGTGTTCATCCACGCCGCCTGCCAGCTGGAAGGGGATGCTTGTCGACGTTTCGAGAGCGACCAGGCGTGGGGAGATGCATCTTCTGCTTTTGTCATCGGAATACCAAACGACATGATCCGCTTTGCATCCCCACCAACCGAGCGTGCCGGAAAGCTGTGTGATCCGTTCCTCGGCGTACTGGACCGTCGTGAAATCCAGTTCCTGCCCGCGCACCGTGACCCGATTGGTGAAGTCAGAATATTTGTCGTCCGGGGAATATTTGATCAGTTTTGTGTTATCGTTGTAAATGTGATCTATAGCTGCCGTATTGCTGATCCGCCGCGCATGGGCCTTGCCGTCACAGTCGAACCGGAAGTAATAACCGAACCGCTCACAAACCTGGGTGATGATTTCATCGAGCGTGCTTTCGATCCACTGCATCTGGAGCCTGCTCTCCCCGGCGAAAGCGGGAAGATTGATGTCCTCCAGCGTTATATTAGCCAGATCAATAAGCAAATCCGTGATGATTTCCCCGGGCAGGTTGTTGTACACCTCCGTTGCATAGACATGCCCGTGCTGCCACAGGCAGCGCTGGTCCTCCGCCGTCACCTGCATAATGGGGTATTCCCACCGCTGGAAACCCAGGGAGGTTCCCGTAACGAAAAAGGTCCCGGCGTTCTGCCAATAGTCGACGCCGCCGATTTTTTCACCCCATCTAAGAACGAGCTTCCGTCCTTTTTTGAGAACGGGGCTCAGAAGACTGGACAAATTGTAAGGGTCGAAGAGGTGTCCGTGACTGACCGAGAACGACAACGTCGCCGGCTGACCGCTGATCGTCTGTTCCGTTGCAACCTCGCCTGCGATGTAGGGGGACAGATCTATAGTGGAGCCGTCCTTGTCCCACTTGATGCTCTTCTCGCCATTTGTGCCCTCGTGCGTCCAGAATACAAAGACGGCCGTCGATGTCCCGGGCTCGACTGCAGCAGCCGCGTCGTAATCGAGGAATCCTTGCACGAGTGTTCCAGCCGCGGAAAACGACCAGCCGCCGCCGGGATTCGTTCCGATCGAGTAAGATGCCTGCCGAATGTAGCCGTTTGCTGAAAACATGATGACGCCTTGCGGATTTTTACCCCCGTAAACTCCAGCATCTCCGACCATGATCATGTCGTTGGTGTCATCGTAAGCGATCTGTGATGGTGAAGCCAGTTCCTTGCCGTCAGCTGTGAACCCGGCGATATTGTTATTGGAGAACAGGCTCCAGGTTTTCGAGATCGTGTCAAAAACGGCAACCCCGTAAGCGTTGTGTGTCATGGCGATCCGTCCGTCCTGCAATAAAGAAGGCCGCCCAAAATAATGGTCATCATTGCTGCAGTAGGCTGGGCGGTGCAGGGTGATCGTTTCCGCCGAAATGTCTATTTCGGCGAGACCGCGGAAACCGCTTTGGTCATATCCGCTCGTATACTTGCACATTCCCGCGTAGATTTTCCCGTTGTAGACAAGCGGCTTCGTCAGTCCATAATAGGGGAAATCGGTGTCGCCGCTCGTCCATTTAACGATCAAGGCGCCGGTTTCAAGATCGAATACCAGCATGGCGCCGGGCCACATGCCGGTCGAACAGCTCAAAACGATGTAACCACTGTCTGCATCGACCCACATCCCCCCATGCAGGCTGTAACTAACCCCATATGCTTCCGTATCATCGATATCCGTGTAATTGAAAATTTCGTGAAATTCCGGTGACGATCCCGTGAGATCGATATAGCCGACACTGACCTTCGGATGCCATACATAGGTGTCTACCAGGCAGAGGTAAACCCGCAAATTCGCGGCATCGACCTGACAATGATGAAAGGATCCGTAGTCTGCCGAAATGCTGTGAGTTACATTCTGCGTGAACCCATACGCGACGTTCGCGTCGCAGTAGTAGTTGGTGATCGTGTTCGCCTCTCCGTCGAGAACCCAGAGCCACTTCCCCGAGCTTCCTATGTGGGCCGCCGTGATGGCGATGATATGGCCGTCGTGAACGTGGTTGCAGTACCATACGTGCTCGGTGGCCGATGACCCGCCGCAGATGACGGCCGGAAATCCCGGCGTTGTCGTGGCGTCCCAGTACTGATCGACCGTCCAGGTGTCCACGTCGATCTTTACGACACATTGCAGGCCTTTTGTGGCAAAGCCGTTATGAATATTGACCGCATACAGCTTCCGGTTCGTTGAGTCCCAGGACAGCTCGACCGTCGTATCGCCGGTCGGCCAGCCCGTTGCCGTGTCGTCCATATGGAGGGCCCCGACCTTTCTTGTGAAGATCAGATTCATCTGATTCGCCGCTTTTTGGACGGCGACGGGATGACCGCCGACTTCGCCGTAGCCGTCGTAATTCGTGACCCTGACCGCGGCGGTCCAAGTCGTCCCTCCGTTTATGCTTACCGAGTAGTAAATGTTGGTCAGTTGCTCGCCACCCGGGCCGGTGCTCTCGAGGGCATCGAACCACAGCCAGAGATCGCCGGTCGTGATCTTGATGATGGATGGGTTGCTCAGGCGCCAGGTGGATGTCAGGCCGGCGATGCTCAGCGCCGCTTCCGCTGACCAGGTGACGAAATCGCTGGAGGTCCTGTTATACAGATAGTAATTCGAGCCGCTTTTCTTCCCGTAAACAAGCAGGTAGGAATTCGTCCCGAGGGTCTGCACCCAGGGGTCGGACGTGAAGCTGTCGTGACTCCAGGTGGCGATCTCGGCATTGCCGACGGCAGCGCCCGTTACGGTGACGGTCCGGCGCATAAGCCGATAGAGGTGAGATACGGTGTCGTTGACGAGATAGACCAGTCCGATATTGCCGCCTGCCAACTCGCAGATCGAAACGCCTACCATGACGCGGGAGGTGTCCGTGTAGAGCTCGATGGTGACAGGCGTGAATTCCCGGCGTTCGGTATCGGTGTAGACATACTTTATTCCGCAGTCTCCGTCCGCATCGGGGCCATAGCAATAGGCGATGCAAAGCCGGCCTGACGAGTGGGGGATGAGATTGACGCCAAACTCGTTGAACGTCTCGGATGTGAGAAATGTGCCGTCGAAGGGGATGTCATCACTACGCTGTGAAGAGATGATCTCCACCAGGGGGCGCCGGGAGGGGTTTTCTTGGGCGGCGGCCAATGCGGCATCGAGGGTCAAGGACATCAGAACACCTCGCTTAGGATGAGGAGCGTCATGGTCACGTTCTGCCGCCATGAGCCCGCGCCCGTGCCGTACCCGCCGAGGAAATAGTCACCGTCCAACCGCGTCATCTCGACCGTGTAGGTTTTTGCCGAAGGCGTCCCGTCCAGCGTCGGGTCAAACTCGAGGGGTGAGTCCGCCGTGAAGAACGTCTCGAGCTGCGACCACATGGCGGCGGGCATGGCGTTCCAGGACAGCGAGAGTTCCTTTCCGACGATGGACGTGCCCCAGGAAAAATACGCCACTCCTTCGTACGTCTGCACCGAAGCGCAGGACTTGTCTTCGCGGATCACCGTCATGTTCCCCGGCAAAAGACTGAAGGTATAGGATGTCACGCCGTCGTTCAGGATCATGAGTGCCTCCTTATCACCCGTTCGCAGGTCTGCTCGATCTCGCGGCGCAACTCCGCAGCCAGCATTTTCTCCGTGTCTCCGCCGATGGTGAGAGGAACGCTGATCGACACGTTCCCGCGGCCCACGACACCGGTATCGTCTTCCACGGGCGTCACGCTGCCGCCGCGACCGGCCATCATGAGGAACTGCCGATTGCCGATCGACAGGAGTTCCGGAATGCCGCGCTCGTTGACCTCGTACATTCTACCGGGGGATACGGCGCCGCCTTGCGCCTTGCCGCCGCCGAAGAGCGAGAACCCGCCCAGGTATGAACTGATGCCGCTGAAGATCGGGCCGGTGATGTTTTGATAGATCATCATGCGCAGGAGGTCCTTGATCATGCTGTTGATCATGTCGCTGAAGGAAGCCTTTCCCTCCAGGGCGAAGTCGGTTATTGCATCCGCCGAATCACGTCCCCACCCCTCGATCGTCTGCTGCAGCTTCTTGAAGTTGTCTTCGCCGTCCTTGAGGGTACTGTCCAGATCCTCTTTTGCCTTCTTCATCGCCTTGCCGTACTGCTCTTGGGATAGTACGCCCCGATCCAGCAGATCGTTCAGCCGTTGCACCGTTTCGGCGTACCGCTCTTGCGGGGTTTTTATGTCCTCGAGGATCTGCTTGAGGCCCTCCTTGGCGTCGATGTCGCCGAGGAGGGCCTCGGCGGACTTGAGCTGATCGGCGGTCGCCCCTTGCAATGTCAGGCGATACAGGGAGGCCTCCGTCGCCGTCATGTTGAAGGTATCAGCCTGGAGTTTCAGCGCCTCGATCTCGGCGTCGATCGATTTTTGGTTTGCCTTTTTTGCCTCCTCCTGCTCGATCAGGCTGCGGGTTGCATCGAGTTCCTGCGCCAGAGCGATCAGTTTTTCCTTTTGCCCATCCGAAAAGTTCCTGTACGCGCCTTTCTCAATTTCCCATCTGACCTTTTCTTCATCGGTAGTCGCCCTGATGAGGTCGCGTTCCTTTGTCATGGAATCGATAGCCTGGCCGCCCTCGGTTTGCTGTTTACTGAGTTCGGACAGGGAATCTATCTCCTGGGCTAACAGGATGATCTTTTCCTTTTGTTTGGTCGTAAAATGCTTGTATGAACCCTTTGCGATCTCCCACCGCGCCTTTTCTTCTTCCGTGACCGCGCCGATCAGGTCGCGCTCGCGGGTTAGGGACGCTATGGCTTCCGTGGCCGGATCTTTCTTCGCTGGTTGAGGCGTTTTTGTCGTGGTTCTTGTGGGAGGCTTCGCCGGCAGCAAATGGGACTCAGCCTTCGGCGCCTGCAATTCGGTGAGTTCGTCTTCGAGTCTCTTTTTTTCTTTCGTCGCGTTGTCGATGAGACGCTGATAGTATTTCTGATTGCCGCTGAACGGAATGTCTCGTTTGAATTCCAGGTCGGTTATTTCTCGTGCCTTTTTTGTGATTCTCTCCTGCAGATTCTGGATGCGGGCCGCTTCCGTATTGTTCTTTTTCAGCCAGGCGTTCAGCTCTTCGGCGTTCATTGTGGCGAATTCGAAGAAGTCGAGGCGCCCGCTTTTCACGGCGGCCCAGCCCTGGAGCGACTGACCGATGTTGCCGATGGCTTTGGTCGCCCGGGCGGCCAGAGAAATGATCTGCGTGAAGAGCTCGACAATGCCGGAACGGTTCTGATCGATCGTCTGGGCGAGGTTGGCGATCTCGCCCGCGATGGATTTCGTGCCCTCGGCGGAGCGATCGGAGTCGCTCACGAGGCGGCCGAAAACGGTCTTGAGGTCTGTCATGGCCTGCTGAATCGTCGGCTGCATCTTCGAGAATTCCTCGTCGATTTTCCCGGCCGACGCGGCGAAGGCCTTGACCATGATTTCAGAGGTGATTTTTCCTTCCGAGGCCATTTGGCGCAGGCCGCCGACATCCGTGTGGAGGTAATCGGCCAGCATCTTGGCGATGCGGGAACCGTTCTCCATGATGGAATTGAATTCCTCGCCCCTGAGCACGCCGGAGGCCATACCCTGGGACAGCTGGATGATCCCGTTGGTCGCCTCCTGCTGGGTCGCCCCGGAGATGACCATGGCCTTGTTGAGGGTTTCGGTGATGCGCAGAAGGTAGCTTTGGCCTGTGCCCATAGTCTCCGTCGCCTTGGCGAACCGGGCATAGAGATCGACCGAGGAGGAGTAAGAGCTGTGAGATCTCAGGGACTGCTGGTAGAGCCCTTCCTGAACCGCCTTCAAATTGTCCGAGGACGTCGTGACGAGTTTCAGCTTGTTGTCCAGGAGCGTGTAGTCATCGGCCATGTTGATGACGGTTTTGGCCAGCATCCCGGTCACCGTAGCCGCAGCGAGGGCCTTTACCCGGAAAGACATCAAACCGGCCGTGCCGGCATTAAACGATTTTTGGGCCGTTTCCATCCCCTTTGCCATGCCCTGGGCGTTGGTGACCACGGCATCGCGGGCCTTTTTCATGTCTGAAGCGAACTGGGCGTGCCCGGCGGAAAGCTCCGCTCGAAGCGCCCCTATGGATTCTGCCATTGTCTCTTACCCATGTTTTTTAAGGCGTTCTTCATACGGGCTTCCATATCCGCGTGATCGACTTCCCGCCTGACCAGCAGGCTTTCCAATTTCGGCATCTTCTTGGCCCTCGACAGGTTCGCCATGAGCCATGCCGACGCGCTCCGTCCATCGGCCAGGGCACAGACGGCCTGGCGGGTCAGATAGGGTGTCAGCCCCCAGAACTCTCCGGCAGAAACACCGGACATAACCGCGTTATGAAACGCCGCCATGACCCACCCGCTTTTTGGTTTTTTTTTACGCTTCGAACTTCGTCGTTCGGTATTCCCTCGGGCCCGAAATACGCCCACTGAATCGCCGTCTGAACGGCCTTGGCAAACGGGACCAAGGGAGGGGAAATGTCCATGATGCGCTCGGCGGTCATCTCCGGGTGCCTGTCGCGCAAACCGATGGCGGCGATCACTGCGATCACGTCCGGGTCGAACAGGTTCGGGCTGTCGCCGTATTTTTGTTCTATTTCCGACAATGCCCGCCAGGTGAATTTCAGGACGTGTTCGTGCCCGCCGATATGGACGATTTTCTCTCCAGTCAGAATGTTCATGTTATGCCCAGGTGACCTCGTCGGTGATTCTGATCGTGATCGAACCGTCGATCTTGCCGTCCACCGCCCCGGAAGAACTGAGCCCGAGGACGTAACCCTTGAAGGTGGCCGTCGAGGAGTCCGAGTAGGTGATCTTGAAATCCTTCTCCGTCCGCGCCTTGCGTGCCGCAATGACCGCCTGCTGCCCGGCGTCCGATGGTTCCCAGTTGATGGACAAAGAAATGGACCCTTCATCGGGCAGCCCCATCAGAAATTCCTTCGCCGTCGATCCGAGATGGGTCGTGTCGATCTCGGAGGCCGTGCCGTCCGGGCCGCCGAAGTCGGTGACCTCGCCGATTTCCGTCCACGTGACAGGCGTGGCCAGGGCCGCATCGGTATTGTCCGTAACCGTTTTCCCGGTCGAATCGAAGTTTACGGCAAACGTGTCTGTGGTGACGTGACTGACGATGCACACCCGGCCGTTGATATCGCCCGCGTCATCCCCCCCGAAATTGGACAGGGTCACGATGTCGCCGTTTGCCAGGGCGTGAGCCGCCGATGTCAGGATCGTGGGGTTGCCCAGGGCGATGGCCGTGATCGTTTCGGCTCCGCCGGACCCGGTCCCCATTTCGATTTTTGTCCCTTGAGATTCAATAGCCATGCTGCATTTCCTCCTTTGTTCTATTCGTCATGCCATATCGAGTAATCCATGATGATCCGGTGACAGGCTACCGCCGGCTCGTAGACATCCCGTTCCGATTGAATCAGAAACGATCCTATCCGGACCGTCCCGCTTGTCCCACGGAACCCGTTCAGGGCGTTCCTCACCGCCTTGGCCAGAGCCTTGGCTGCGGCGTATGTCTTTGCCCATGCCTCGATCTGAAAGTGAGGGTTCGCCATCCCCACCGGACCTTCCAGGGCGTTTTCCCGGGCGCCGTACACCCGCATGTAGAGAATGAGCGGATAGGTCGGATCCTGCGGCAGTGTCGAGGGGTAGCACCTGGTGGTCAAAGCCTGCACGGTCGCGTCGGCAACGAGGATGTCATGGATCGCCTCTTCGATATTTTCAGCACTCATTTGCTCAACCCTCTCACCTGTGCCGCCGTCAGCTTGCCCGCCGCCGCCCGTTTCGCCAGTCTCCCGGCCGATTTGTAGAGTTCGTTCTTCATCTCGTCGGCGAAGATCCCCAAGGCGGGCATTTTCATCGCGTGCCAGGCTCGCCGGAGAAATGGGTTCGGGGAGACGAAGCCGGTCGTCGTGATCCTGGCCCAGCGACCCCCAAGTTTGACGAGCCGAGGTTCGTCAAGAGTCCTCTCGACGGTCCCGAATTCCACGAGGTGGGCGACGGGGGACGACGAGCCGACATAGACGGTCACCACCGAGCGGTCCTGTCTTCCCTTACGCTGTGAAGGCTTCAGACTCGGGGACACCGTGATCGAGTCCCGCAGACCGCCTGTCACGACCGGCACGTTCGCCTTGGCCGCCTCGGCGATCGGGTTCCCTGCCTTCTTCAACGCGTTTCTGAGGACCGTCTTCTTCATGGCCATAGTCGGCAGCTGGTCCAGAAGCCGTGTCAATTCCTTCACGCCCCTCAGCTCAAACGAAAAGCTATGCCCATTCATCACTCCGCCCTCGCTTTCGAATAGATTTCCAGCCCTTCACGGCGTCCAATTTCCACCACCCCTGTGACGTCATATATTCTTCCCTCGTAACTCAGCCGGTCGATCGGGGTCAGGTCCGCTCTGTACCGGATTCGCCATCTCGTGTCGGCTTCGGCCACCATTTGTGTGGCGGCAAATCGTTCGACGCCCCCGGCCGGCAGGTATTCCGCCCACACCGTCGCCAAGTCCATCCACGTTTCGATCGGCTCGCCGTAGCCGTTTTCAACGACCGTTTTGCGCTGCAGCGTGATGCGCCTGTCCAGTCTGCCGGATCTCAAAACTCCTCCCAAAGCCTGAAACTGGCCAGCAGCCGTGGGACCGATTTGTCCTCGGTGACCGTCTGTCCCACCACCGGCTCGCCTCTCATTGCATAAAGGTCGGCGCAGATCATCTTGATCGCCGTTTTGATCCGTTTGGGTACGACCAAGGCGGAAGCCCACCCGCAGGTGAACCGGATCGTTATCGGGTTCGCCGGATAGAGTGCAGCGGAAGGCCAGGAACTCCCACAGGCAAGGACAACCCGTCCGATTAGCTCGCCGTTTGGCTCGACGATGTAGTCGCCGGCCGGAAGTGTGCTGATCGTTCCGTCGGTATCCTTATAGGTGATCGATTCCACCGATTGCAGGTTCCCCAAGGGAAGCTCGATGCAGTCGCCGTCAGGCCATCGCGGCAGGCAGTAGTCCCAGGTCTGCGTGATCAAAGCTCTTCTTGTTATTTCCTCGACGCGCTCCCGTGCCGTCGTGATGAGGTCATTCAACAGGGTGTCCTCTGCCGTTGTCGGAGCGAGCCGGACGATGTCGACGCCAAAATCGCAGGCCGCGACAAGAATTTGAGCGACGGTGCGGATATACCGTTTCGAGCCGGTGTAGGCTTTCTCATAGGTTATATGGTCGTTCGCGGTTGTCACCTGGGTAAAAGCGCCGTTTGTCCAGTCGGCCCAGGCGCTGTTGTCGTCGGATTCCTGGACTTTGACGTCGACGGTCCCGCCCGCGCCGTTTCCCCCCGCTTTCAGATAGACAACGGTCTGATACCCGAGAATCTCTACAGCGGTTCCGGTCAGCCCGTATCCTGTCGTCATCATGTGACTTCCGGGGGCGATGCTCTGTGTGCTGTCCAGGCTGTCAGCGAAGCTCCCTGAATCGAGCCGCAGATGCAGTTTGAGTTCGGCCAAGGAGACCGGCTCCGTTTCCGGTTCGGAAACCATCATGAAGCGTTTGTACGCGCCGCCCCAAACTTCCATATCACCGCCCTTGTGCCTTCGCCGTCCCGTTCAAGATGGTCACTGAAAAGATGATCAGGTTCTTGGGAGGCCGGATGCTCGTCTTGATCGTTGTGCTCACTTCGTTGGAATAGGCCGACTCCAGCCCGCGGTCGTCGTAAGCGGTCAGAGCCATGTAATAGGTCCCGTCCGGCAGTGAAATCGTATAAGTCGTGACCTTGCCGACCTCGATCTGCGTGGTGTATTGACCCGTGGCCGGACCGTAGTAAAGCCGGTAGCCGGTGATGTAGTCGTGGTCGATGGAGGGCTCCCATTGAAGGGTAACCTCGGATGTGCCTGCCATGACATCGCCGACCGTCACCCACGCCTGCGCCGAAGTTGCCGCCACAAGAATGACGAGCGCTGCGAGAAATCTTTTCATTGGCTCACACTGCCGCCCGTGACGTTGCTGTCCTTGGCGAAAAGGCCGATCAGAAAAAGGCCGAGCGTGCTTACCGCGTTTCCGACTTCCGCCGGAATTCCGAACAAGGGAAAGATCATCCCCAATGCCGCCAATATGCCCGATGCCGTCGTTTTCCAGTTTTTCACTTTCAATCCTCCATTTTTTGTGCTGCAATGTCGTCACTTAACCTTCGCGAAGAAGGTTCACCAAAGTGTCTCCCCGATTGGGTCCTACCTGCCGATACCATTTCGAGTCTTCGAGCTCGGCCGCCGCTTGTTGCCAATCGCCCCGGTCGATCTCGGAAATCATCCGTTTGAATCCCCTGAACCTCGTCAGACCGAGGTTGAAGACCAGCTCAGTCAGAACGTCCCGTCGATTTTTCGTGAAGTTCTTGTACTTGCTGTCGGGAAACAATGATCTCGCTTCCGCCTCCGCGGTTTCAATGTCCGCATCGAGAACCCGTTCCGCCTGATCGATGGTTAATCTCGTGAATTTCTCGTGTTTGCGGATCTTGTGGCCGTAGCCGATGGTCCAGGCGCGGGCCGGGCAGAGGTATGGCTCGAGTCTCAATCCTTCATGCAGTTTTATGCGATCCCTCAATGTCAGCATGTACAGTTATCCCTCGTTGATGATGACCGCCGTCGTTCGGGCTTTGCACTCTTGGGCGTCGCACTCGATCTTGTGGCCGTGCGAGTCCGCCCGAGCCCACAGCTGCCTGATTTCTTCCTTGAAGGATTTGTTCTGGACAATGATGATCCCCTGGGCAATGCCGATCCCGATCGAGATAACCAGGAGCCAGTTTGAAGTATCCATAGGTGCACTCCCTTTCGCCGCCGTTACCGTATGTAGAGATACAAGGCGCCTTTTTTGGAATTCCCGGCGTTCGTTACGGCAATGGTCAGTTTGCTGTTGGCGACGCCCGCCATGGATGCTTCCGCCCTGTATTCCGTGTTCGTCGTATCCCTGTCGGCCAACGCCCCCAGAGCGACATCGACGCCGTCTGAATCGTTCACGGCAATGTCGTAGTTGTCCGTGGGAGCGGCGGAACCGTCCGGCACGGTGACGGCCCCGATAAGCCTGCCGTCGTAGTAGTTCGCCGTTGTCCCGCTTACCGCGCCGGTCGCATCATCCGAGACCCAGGCCGCCTTGATTTTCTTGATGGTCCCGTATGTCACTTCCGTAAATGTCATAGCGCTTCCGGCCATCGATCGATCCTCCCGTTATGCGGCCGTCACGTATGCCCCGTCGTCGATCGGAACATACCAGAGGCTCCATTTCATCGTTCCGGCATTGGCTCCGACTCCGGTAACGAGTTCGATGGAACCGGACCGGATGGCCCATCTTGGGGCAGTGCTCATGATGCAGCCCCCGTCCGTGGTAGAGGTGACGAGCGCCGTTCCCACCGCGTCGGGCAGGGTGAACATACAGCCGACATCCACGTTGGCGATGGAGGCCGAGGCGGCGCACAGCACCGTGTCGTCTCCTGTCGTGGGATTGGCGTTGATCTGGAGCGTTGTAAGAGTTGCATCCATGGTGGTCACAACCTCGCCCAGCAGGCCCAACAAGGCGACCCGACCGCCTGTGACCGTGAAGATCGGATTGGTCCCGGCGGCGATAGCCGCTGCGGAGCGGTCAACGCGGATCCCGAGGACGATGTCCGCTATTCTCGATATGGTCGATGAGTTGTAGTTCATTATTTTTCACCCTCCTTTCAGGGAGTATTGTTACAGGGCCTCGTTGTTCTGATACCGCGTCCCGACCAGTTCATAGGTGATCGACGCAATGCTCGATGCATGGCCGCCGGAGGTCCCCAACTGCACGTAACGGCATCCCGCGCTCAGAATGCCGGCGTCGATGTAAAACTGGACCACTTGGGAACCGGTATGGACGCCCGTGTCAATGGTGAAAGAGGCTGCGTCGGTCTGTCTCACCAGTGTCGGGTCCGTAAGGGCGTCGGATGCGTACCATATCGGGAAGGCGGCGGTGATTGCAGTTGTGCCGCTTGCCGCCGCCCCCTCGTGGACGTGCAGGACCAGGTCCGTGTCGCCGCCGCGGTAATGCAGGACGGTTATCAAGACTCCTTTCGCTTTACTGAGATCGCACCAGGCGGCCGTATCCGCTATGGCGTCCGCCGCCGCCGGTTCATGAGCCAATTGGATGGGATTTATTTCGGGATTCAACATGTCTTATTCCTCCTTATTTTCTGATTAGGACCGGGTCTGCAGCCCGACAAAATGCGACTGGGTATAGTTGGCCCCGCCCTTGTAAGGCGTCAACGCGGAAGCCCGCACCGGCTGGCCGTCCACGCGCATGACGAACCGGAACACGGATTCATCGTAGACAAACCGGACATGGATGCTCATATCGCTCTGGATGCCGCCCTTCTCGGCCAGGATGTAGCCGTTTTGGAGATCCGCCAGAAGGATGTCACCCAGGGTGCCAAGGGTGGCCGCCTGCTCGATGGCCAGGACCGGGCGCCCGAACAGGGTCCCGTAAGGCTGGCCGCTTAAGCCACCTGCCGGCATGTAGATCGGGATCCCCCCGGTTCCCACGGCCAGGGACATGGTGAAGAGCTGCGGCTCGATGTTCTGATTGATGAGCCATACGGCATTGGGACGGCTCGACGCGAAGAGGCGGGACCACATGTTGATGACGTTTTCCGCCAGGACCGTGGCCGCCTTCTGTCCCGTCTCTTTGTTCACCTGGACCAGGCAGCCCGCGTTGAGGATGCCGAGAGGCTGGCCGGCACCGGTGCCGTTGATGATGGCATCGTCGAGCAGAAATCCGAATTCGGAAACGAAGCCCTGGCGAATGACTCCCTCGAGGGCCGCCGCATCGCTCAGGAGCTCGTCCGTCGCATAGCAGAGGCCGATCAGTTTTTTGAGGTTGAGCTCGATTTTTCTGAACTTCGGTTTGCTGGCCGACTTTTCTCCCGCTTCCTCTTCCCAGTAGCCGACGATCCCGCCCCACCGGGTGGAGGCCCGGGAAGTTTCGTCCAGTCCCGGCAGTTTCATGCTGTTGGCGTTTCCCGATATGGGGACCCTGCGGCAGCGGGAAGCCAGAATTCCGGTTTCAAAGACATCCTTCAGCAGCTCCGTTGAAAAATCCTGCTGGACGAGAAACCCTCCGTCCGAGGGGATGGTCTCGTTGAGCCCCGAAGCGGAGGAGGTGATCCTCAATCGAGGATCGACCACGCCGCCGGGTTGTCCGGCCCTCATGACCGCCGCCAGCTGGGCCCCGAAAGAAGGGAACCTGTCCCGTTCTGTTTGCGCTGCAATTTCCCTTTTCTTTTCAATGGACTGGACGGCTTCCGGTTTCTCCAGGGCGTCGGCGATCCGCTGCTGCCTCTCCAGTGTGGCCACCGTGCGGCGGTAGTCCTCGACGGTATCCATCATCTCGTTTTTGATGCTCAATTCGCCGTCGGTCAGATCGCGGTTCTCCACGGTGGCCTTGGCGTCCATGTCGGCCGCTTTTTTCATCAAGGCGGCGATGTCTTCCCTGTACTGACTGATCGTTTTCATTTTCTGCTCCTTTTTCCTTGTGGTTTCCGGGCAAAGAAAAAGGACGGCAATGTAGGTGTGTAGCCCTACACGGCCGCCCTTCGTTCTTTCTTGCGTCCCCTTCGGCTGATCAGGCTTTGGGGGAGCCCGGGTTTTTAGGTCTTTACTCTTTTACTTTGGTGAAACCAACTCCGCCCTGATGAGCAGGTCGGCTACACGATCCCTCCTTGTCTGCTTGGATTGAGCGACTTTAACCTGATTCCTCTGGTGAATATTTGCAATGTCCTCAAGATCTTTCGGCAATGGGTTTTCCTTTTCGCCGTCAATATTATCCGGAATGCGCTTGAAGCCCGCCTTTGCCATAACCGGGATGAACCTGGCGCATGCAGCCATGTCCATCCTGCTCCCGATCTCGTCGATAAAACCCGCCTCCAAAGCCTCGTCGGCGTTCATCCAAGTTTCGGCGTCGAGCAGGGGAACGATGTCTTGATCCTCTTTCCCGCTTTTCCCCGAATAGACCTTCAGCATGCTCCCCCGCACTTTGTCGAGGACATCGGCCATGCTCCTCATGTCATTGGCGTTTCCCACAACCATCCCGGAGGGGTTGTGCATCATGTAAAGGGCGTTTTCGGCCATGACCACCTTGTCGCCTACGAGGGCAATGACCGAGGCAATGGACGCAGCGATGCCGTCGATATACGTCGTGATCGTCGCCGGGTGCTGCTTGAGAAGGTTGTAGATGGTGATGCCGTCGAAGACTTCACCGCCCGGGCTGTTGATGTGCAGATCGATCTGCGAAGCGGTGACCGCAGAAAGTTCTTTCTGAAAGGCCTTTGCGGTGGTGCCGCCGCCGGTCCAGAAGTCTTCCCCGATCTGATCGTAAATCCATATCTCGGCTTTCTCCGCCTTGTTTTTGATCTCGTACCACTTCATTGGTCCTCGCCTCCCTTGTCGTCTCCGGGCATGGACCGATGAGGTTCCAATTCCCGATCCGGCTTCCCGGCATTTTGCAACGGCGTCATATTCATGGGCACCAGATGGATGTCCCCGCCCTCTATAGGGTCCTTGTCTTCGAGTTGTCGAATCTCATTTATGGAAAAGGCGCCGATGTTGAACATCTCCCGGTAAAAAGCCCCGCGTCCGGCGGCATCGGCCCTCAATATGCCTTCGACAACGTGTTTGTAGTAAAGCCTGCCCCGGCCCGAGAGGGCCCTGTCACTCTCCGTCAGGAGCTGCATGTTATAGTTCTGTTCGAGGGTGACGAGCCATGGCAGTAAGGTGTCCGTATAGAAAGACCGCTGCTCCGATTCGATGTTGTTGAAGGACGATCGGGTCAGGTCCTTGAGTTTGTGCGGCGGAAGGTTGAACCAGCGGGCTATCTCCGGTATTTGAAACTGGCGGCTTTCCAGGAACTGGGCGTCTTCCGGCGGCACGCCCACCTTTTCGAGTTTCATGCCCTCTTCGAGCAGTAACAGTCGGTGTGACTGCCCGAGACCTGAATAGCCCTCGGTTAGAGACTTCTTCAGGTTTGCGTGCGCGGCGGCTGAGAGCTGGTTCGGGTGGCTGACGATAACCCCCGGATGCGTTCCGTTGCCGAAGTATAGGGATCCGAACGTTTCCATGGCCATGCCGAGGCCAATCGACTTCCTGGCCATAGCGACCACCGAATAGCCCATGAGTCCGTCGAAGCCGATGCCGGGGATGTGCAGTATTTTATCCCTGGTGAAATACTTGTCTTCTTTGCCAACCCTTACTCGGTATACAATCTTGCCGTCCTGCCACATGGGCGTCACCAGATTCGGCGCAATCGGCCAGAGCTGCACGAGTTCACCGTATCCGTTGACGACCTTTTCCGCGTATCCGTTGCCCCACAGCAGGATGTGGCCCATGAGCGTTTCCCGAAATGTCTTGGCCGTCATAAACGGGTTGGCCTGGTCGTGCAGGACCTTGTACATGACCCTGTCGGCGGCGATCCTCTTTTTTTCCGCTTTCATTTGCATGAGGTGAAGAGGAAGGCTGGCGATAGTACCGGCTATCAGGGTGACCGCATTCCAGACCGCGGAATAGGTGAGGGCGGACTGCTCAGTGACGGTTTCACCCGAGAGGGATTGCGCGCCGTAGAGATTCCAAAGCGAAGGATCCCAAGCCTTGGGATCATCGACGCCGAGGTTGCGGAAATACTGAGCTGTTTTTTTGAGCCGCTGTAATATTCTCACTTTGAGCCGCTATCTTATCAATCAGTTATGAATCCATGGTGGAAGTATGTCAGGTTTTAAAAAGTATTGACACTGCAGGATTTTTACAAATGTTCAGATATTTCACACTTTTTTCAGTCTTCTCGTCCTTTGAGGCGAAAATTGATGATTGACTCGCGCGTTACGCGTATGGATCCGGCAAGCCGTTCGGCGCTTAAATGTCCATGCTCGATCCACAGACGGATTGTGCGCGGGTGGACATCAAAATATGCCGCCACTTCATCAATCCGCAGCAGTGGCTTGGTCGGTGGGTCAGATACGGATCTCTTATCAGAACCCTCTTTACTCATAAGCATACAACCCCCCTCGTCTCGTACACCGATTGTATTTCGTCGTTTCCAAACATCGCCCGTCCCCACGCCATGATCAGCGCAACCATGCCGTCTATCTTCTCCGTCGCCTTTTCCTTGTCCGGGGCTACATTACCGTTGGGATCGGACCTCATGACAAGGTTGTCGGCGCACCACCGGAGCACCGGATGGCCCCCGTGCCTCACCTTTTCCGTCATGACATGAACGAGCAGGTCCTTGGCGGGTTCGTTGAATGACTTCGCTCCCTGACGCACTTCGACCATCTGAAAGCCGTCTTCGTTGCCCGTCGGATTTAATTCATCCATGATCCGGGTAGCCGTCGCCTGGGCGTTCCACGAGTCGAACCCGATCTGGCAGAGCTGATATTCCTTCGCGGCATCCAGTATGTCCTTTTCAATCCAGGCGTAGTCGATAACGTTGCCCGGCGTCGCGGTTAAAAAACCTTGATCCTGCCATATGTCATAGTGAATGCGGTCGGTTTGAGAGCGCTTGAGGATTCCTTCTTCCGGGCAGTAGAAGCGGCACAGGATGTCAAAAACACCGTCCTTGTCATCCAGCGGGAAAACCAGGACGAAGGCCGCCAGGTCGATTTTGGATGACAGGTCCAAGCCCCCGAAGCACTTGCGGCCGCGAAGCAACTCAAGGTCGGGCTCGGCGTTGCACTTATCCCACTTGTCCATGGGCATCCACCGCGAGAGCTGCTTGACGGGGATGTTCAGCCGGAAGCGAAGGAAATTCTGGAAGTCCACCGGGTTTTGCTTGGCCTCGTTGTAGTCCTGCCGGATCTTGTCGAGAGTGAAGATCTGTCCCAAGGACGGGTTCACCCGCTTCCAGAGGTCCTCGTCATCCGGATCGTCCTTTTCCGGGTCCGCCAGATATAGGACCGGCAGGAACCGGGGATCCTGTATGATGCCTTTTCCGACCTGAATCGCTTTCGAGCGCAGACGCCACCAGATGGAGTTTTTGTCGTATATGCCGGCCGTGGTGATGACCAAGACGATCTGCTGCCTGCGGGCATAATCCGTCCCCGCCGTCAAGACGTTCCAGAGTTCATCGTTGGGGTGCGCATGGATTTCGTCGACGATGACGCATGACGGGTTGAGACCATGCTTTGTGTACGATTCGGAGGAGAGGACCTGGAAATAGCTGTTGTTCTTCCGGTAGATGATCCGCTTGCGTGAATCCAGGCATTTGAGATGCCTGGAGAGGCCGGCAGAGTTGCGGACCATGGCCGAGGCTGCCTGGTAGACGATGCTCGCCTGTTCGCGGTCTGCGGCCGCACAGTAGACCTCGGCGCCCTTTTCCCCGTCGTTGGTCAGCATGTAAAGGCCTATGGCGGCGCAGAATTCCGATTTGCCGTTTTTCTTGGGGATCTCGACGTAGGCGGTGCGGTATTGCCTGGTCCCGTCGTCATTCAGCGTTCCGAACAGAGGTTTCAAGAGGTCTTCCCATTGCCATGGCAAGAGCCTGAATGGCTTGCCGGCCCATTCACCTTTGGAATACGTGCAATAGGTTTCAATGAAGTTTTTCACCCATTCCGCTTTTTCCAAATTAAAAGGCATGGTGTTTCTCCATCAGTATTCCCTCAGTCATCTCATGCCCGATCTCTATCGCCGCGGTGAGTCTTCCTGTTAAATCCAGAAATTCCGTGATGCTCAGACGCATATTCGTTTTTTCCCTGTGTCTTTTGCGTTCTACGAAAATCGCGATGTTATGACGCCTGTAGTAGCGATGATCGAGTTCGACCCAGCTTTCTTCATAAGGAATATGATTTCTCTGCGCGTACTTATGCATCAGGTCGTTCAGTTGCTGCCTTGGGGTCAGGGTGCCAAAGTACAAAAATTCGTTTTTTCCCATTTCTCGTATCCCGTCAATACGTCACCGTAAAAGTCAAAATCGCCGCGGCCAGCCAGTAAACGACATGCCGCCAATCACCGGACGGTACATACATGACCGCCGCCAGAACATCCAAAATAATCAGTATCGTCGGAAATAGTTTAGCTGTGAACATCATTGATCCTGTTGATTTCAATTTACGGACCTTCTCATTTTTCATATCCCGGCATCGGGTCCGCTGCAGTATAATCAAAAATCCACGGGCGCTCCCTAGCGACCGTTTCCAAGCCTCCCAGGGAATCGATGGATTCTCTTACTGTGTCAATATGGGCGTCGTACTTGATGGCCAGGATAATCTCGCCCATGCCTGTCTCGACGATGTATTTCCACCAGGCCTCCGACCATGTGCGCCTGAGCAGTCGAAAGGCGCTGATCGTGAATTGAGATCCTCCTCCGCAACAGACGCAGCCGATGGTGACGGCGCCTCGGGCTTTGGACGGGTGAACCGGAAGATCGTACTTGTCCCGGTAGCGACGACCCATGGTGTCCGTCCAGCCGGTAAGCGGGTTGCAGACCGTTAAGTCGTCGGCTTTGACGTAGTGGGTGGCACCGTCTTTTATGGCCCGAAGTCCGCGGAGGATGTCATCGCTCGCTCCCCGGACCCCGGTGAACTGAAGAGTGCAGCCAAGCTTCTTCGCTAACCTCCTGGCCGGCGCGATCTTCATCATGCGGCAGCACGTCGAGACATCGATCTTGAATCCGAGCGGCCGCTGCTTATGCCGCTGCATCCATTTCCTCGCCGCGATCTTTCCCATCATCGGCCATCCGTATCGTCTCCATTGCTCCTCCGGCGTATGGCTCGCCCTGGCGATATGGAGCTCGGCGCCGTAATGCCCACATACCTTCCGGCAGAAGGCCTCCGTTTCCGGGTATTCCATCTGGGAGTCGGCGAACACGACGACCGGCCGGTGTTCCGTGTGTCTGAAAATGAGATCCATCAACAAAACGCTGTCCGACCCGCCGGAGAATGCCAGACATGCTTTCTTATGGGCGGCCATGGCCTCGTTGATGATGCGGAGCGCCGTTCTCATGTCAGCGCCCTCATTAAACATTCGAGAGGCGAATGTTCACCGGCGTCGGCGTATCGTTTCAACTCGGCGATGATGTCTTTGGCGTTCGGATCCGCCAGGACCATGACATCATTGCCTCGGCCGTTCTGGACGACGATGCAGATGGCGCTGTTTATCCGCTTCGGGTCCTCGGCGGTTATCGTCTTGATCTTCTCGGACAGGGCTTTCGAAATCTCATCAACCGTTTTGGCTGCCTCTTTGCGCTCCTTTTCCGTCAAAATCGCAGCCCTCAGCTCCTCTTTTCCCATCGAGGCGCCAAGCAGGCCAATGCCCCAGGTTTTAAGGTCGAGATCGCTGTATTTTTTGGCGATGATGGTTTTTTCCCACTCCCCCAGGGCTATGTTGTCTTTGATGATGTACTCGCGTTTCTGATCCTCCGTGAGCCCTGTGACGATCTTCGCCTTGCATTGCTCCCGGCCCATTTTCTTGAGGGCGGCGTAACGCATGTTCCCGCCGATGATCGTCATGGTTTCGTCCACAACGATTTCCTTGATTTCGAGCATCTCCGGAAATTCCTGGAGCGATTTGACGAGACGATCCATGTTCTCCCGGCTGATTTTTCTTGGGTTGTCGGGATGGGGCTTGAGCTCCGACAATTTCACTTTTTTGATGATCGTGTTCACCATTATCGTCAATCCTCGAAGTATCCGTCTTTTTCCTTGTTGCTCTTCACGATCAGGGCGCCTATCCTGGCCAGCGACGAACTCGAGAGTCCGAGTTCCGCCAGGCATTTGTGTATTTTTTCCTCCAGTTTGTTCACCGCGGTCCAGTAGGGGTTGTAGATCGGGAAGTTCTGGGGACTCCTGATAATGATGCCGGTTTCCGCCACCTTGGCGGCGCATTCCTTGTACTGGGCCATGTCGGTCGCCAGCAGTTCGAGAATCGGTGCATTGGCTATGGTCAGCAGACCGTAGTTTTTCAAGATGGAGGCGAAAAAGCGCCATTCCCGTTTTTCCTCCCTGGAGAATCTCGCCGGACACTTGGGGACGATATGGCGTTCGGCCCTGGGTTCATTCTCGACGCGTTCCCTCTGAACGCCGTAAAGGGTGCCTTTTTCCAGCGTCAGGAGGTTCGCCGGTTTCGGTTTACGTCCTGGCATCGTTTTCTCTCTTCGCCACCTTTCCCGTAAAGGCCTCCCATCGTTTGCAGATGACGTCGCAATAAACGGGATCCAGTTCGATGCCGTATGCCGTCCTGCCGGTCTGCTCGGCTGCCATGAGTGTCGTCCCGGATCCCATGAACGGGTCCAGGACGATCTGCGAGGGGTCTGGCCGCGTACTGTTGCGGATCATCCTCGCGACCAGGGCGATGGGCTTCATCGTCGGGTGCAGGGCGTTCTTTGTCGGGCGATCCTCGCGCAGGACCGTCTCCGGTTGTGCCGATCGCAGCTCCTTCAGAAGGGCGATGAGGTCCTCTTTTTTCATTTTGTCGAGGTCGAGATCATCGTCGATCACGGATGTTTCCGTGAAGTTCTGCGAAAAATAATGGCCCGCCCCCTCGTTCCAGCCATAGAGGATCGGCTCGTGCTTCCAGTTGTAATCGTTCCTCGACAGCACGGCGCCGCTTTTTACCCACACCAGGGTCTGGCTGACGTAGATACCGGCCCTGGTGAGGGCACCCCGGAATTCGGCCGTGTTGATATCGGCGTGGGCCACATACACGCACGCTCCGGGTTTGCTGTGGGCCGCCGTGTTCTTGAAGGCGTCCTCGAGCAGGGTCTGGAGGCCTCCGCCCCGCAGGTTGTCGCCGGCAATAGGCTTGTGGCTCGTGCCCTTCCTCTTGTTGTTGATCCAATCGGTCTTGTCGGTATAGCTGACACCGTAAGGCGGGTCCGTCCAGACGAGATCGGCCGTGGCGCCCGCCATCAGTTTTTCGTAATCCTGTGGGTTGGTGGCATCCCCGCAGCAGAGTCTATGGCGGTCCATGACCCAGACCTCACCCGGCTTGGCGACGGCCTTCTTGATCTTCGCGGCCTCCGCCTCAGCGTCGAAGTCGTCCTCGACGGTATTTCGGACCATGAGTTTCTCGAGTTCCTTCGCCGAAAAGCCGGTCAATTCGATATCGAAAGCGCCGGAATCGAGCTCGATCAGAAGGTCTTTCAAGAGACCCATATCCCATTCGCCGCTTATTTTGTTGAGGGCCAGGTTGAGGGTCTTCTCTTTTGTTTTGTCCAGGTCGAGACGCACACAGGGGACCTCCGACAGTCCCAGTTTTTCCGCCGCCTTGATTCGCTGATGCCCGCCGATCACGGTCCCGTCCTTGTTGATGATGATAGGATCGACGATGCCAAACTCCTCCATACCCCTGGCCAGACGATCGAGAGTGGCGCCGTCGATTTTTCTCGGATTGTAAGCGGCGGGCTTCAGTTTTCTGATGCTGACGTTCTCGATTTCTATCATTTACCCCCTGTCCCTCATTTCTGAAAAACTCGCGCGTGACTGCCGGCGCGGTTATTTCCTCCATTATTCCAGAGATTTATACCGCCCCCCCTTCGTGGTTTGAAGCGGTCGCTGATATGTTCCCGGTCGTGGCATTCCATGCACAACGACTCATGGTTCTCCGGCGCGTTGTTCTTCGGGTTCCTGTCCCTGTGATGAACCAGCACAGCCGGCGTCTCTCTGCCCATGGCGAGACACCTCTCGCACAAGGGATCGCGGTTTAACTTCATGATCCTGATCTTGCTCCAACGATGGTCATACCCCCGTTCTGCCGCCGTCTCCCTGGCCCTCTCACTCTCGGCTGCTGCTTCACGTGCGTGTTCAGGGCAGAACCGCTCACGCGTCAGCCTGGGGCATCCTGGGTAATTGCAAGGATGAAGAGACTTGATCGGCATGTTTCACCTCACGTTGGTTCTTCCTACTGCTTACTTACCGGAGGCGTCGTCGATCTGTCGGATGTCGGATTAGGTCTTGTTTCCACCGGGGTCCTCTCGGTTTCTCACCCTTATGGGCGCGACATTTGCGCCGTGTGGTGGGAAAAGCCCGCTCCTGAGGTTATCTACCGGAGGCGGGGAAGAGACGTCGGTGGGCGACTTGTTCGGCGCTTGACGCGCACGCGCGAAACCCATAATTTCAGATGGGCTTCGCGTGAGGGTGTCAATATGCCCAGACTTTGCACTTGACATGTGGACCCAAAACCCATAATATTACTATGGGTAACGTGAAACCAAGTCAAGGATACCGATGATGAAACATGATGAGTTCTTCCGAAAGCACCCGGTTTTCACCGGAGAGGATCTGGCTAAACATTTGTCGTCCCATACTGAGGTCGGTGGGCGCGCGCAGGAGGCGCTCCTGGCGTACCACCAGAAGGCTGGACGTGTCGTTCGGGTACGCCGCGGGTTATATGCCGTCATCCCGTCGGGAGCCGATACAGATTCGTATCCGGTCGATCCGTTCCTCGTCGCCGCGAAGCTGACGCCGGATTCGGTGTTGTCCCACCATACGGCGCTGGAGTTTCACGGAAAGGCTTACTCGGTTCATACCCACATCACCTACTCGGCATCCCGCCCGCTTGGACCTCTTACATTCCGCTCCCATGTTTTCCGGGGGACGAGATTTCCACACGCTCTCCTCCGCACGGGAAAAGTCCACGTCGGAGTTTCGACAGCAGAGCGTGCCGGTATGGAACTACGGGTCGCGAGTCTGGAGCGGACTTTGGTGGACGTCCTGGATCGTCCGGACCTTTCGGGAAGCTGGGAGGAAATCTGGCGGTCGCTGGAATCGGTCGAATTCTTCGACCTCGACAAGGTCGTGGAGTACGCGCTCCTGCTCGGAAACGCGACCACCGGGGCGAAGGTGGGGTTCTTTCTCGAACAGCACCGCGAACCGTTGATGGTGGAGGACCTTCACCTCAAAGCGCTTCACAGTTTGCGGCCCCGGCAACCGCATTATCTGGACCGCGCCAAGCGGACATCCGGTCGCCTCGTGTCGGAATGGAACTTGGTGGTTCCCAGGGAAGTGCTCGAACGGGCGTGGGGAGAGGTACTATGAAAATCTCCCCAGAAAAGCTGGCCGCCGAAGCTGAGGCGACGGGCTTCAGGCCGGATGTGCTCGAAAAGGTCGCTAACCTGCTTGGGCTGCTCGATGCCATGCGAAGTCACCCTTTCCTCAAAGGGAAGTTGGTCCTCAAGGGCGGAACAGCCTTGAATCTTTTCGTCTTCGATGTTCCCCGGCTCTCCGTAGACATTGATCTGAACTACGTGGGAGCCGAAGATCGCGATGTCATGCTCGCCGAGCGTCCCAAGGTCGAGCAGGCTGTTCAAGCGGTCTTCGCTCGGGAGGGCTTCACCGTCAGGCGGATGCCTGAAGAACACGCCGGAGGCAAGTGGTCGTTGCGGTATGAAAGCGCCCCCGGCCGGAGCGGGAACCTCGAAGTAGACATCAATTTCATGTTCCGCGTCCCATTATGGCCGGTGACGACCATCGACTCTCATCCCGTCGGGACTTGGCGGGCCATAGGGATTCCCGTGCTGGATCACCATGAACTGGCGGCCGGGAAGCTCGCGGCGTTGTTGGCGCGCCGACAGGCGCGGGACCTGTTCGACAGCCATCGGATTCTCCGAATGAACAACCTCGATTCCCAGCGCCTTCGCATAGGATTCGTGGTCTACGGCGCGATGAACAGGAAGGATTGGAGGACGGTCTCTGTGGACGATGTGGACTTCGACGCCATGGAATTGGCCAGGCAGTTGGTTCCCACGCTGCGCGTCAATGCGGCCGAGATCCAAGCGGACTTAGCTGAATACGGAGAACGTCTTGTAAGGGAATGCCGCGAAGGTCTATCCGCCGTGCTGCCTTTCACGGACCCCGAGCGGGCGTTCTTGGATTTATTGCTGGACCGAGGGATGATCGATCCCACGCTTTTGACCACCGACGAATCTCTTCAGCGACGCATACAATCCCAGCCGCTGCTCGAATGGAAAGCTCTCAATGTTCGACAGTACAAACTGAGAGGAGAATGAATATGGATCGGAATCAGCATTTCGGGATTTTATGGAGATTTCTCATTTGAGCAATTGTCGCTTTTTGAGCAGGCGGCGGATAATGCTCGAAACGACAAGAGTGAAAGGTTGACAAGGTCATGGACTCGATATGAAACAAGCACGGGGATAGGGCGGGACATCTTAGGCCCCACGGGACTTGCTCTTCTCGCTCAACAGGGCCTCCAGCAGGAAAAAGTAGTTATGCATATCGTTCATCTTCTCCGCCAATAACTCTGGTGCCGGCCTGCTGTCCCGGCACTGCAGGTCATCCACCATATCCAGGATCGACACGAGGTGCTTGGCCATCATACCCACCAGGGCCATCTCGGGCGTTACGCCCAGCACCTTCGCCGCCCGTTTGAAATTGTGCAGCTTGTCCTCGTTCCTCGAATACTCCATGCCCTTCCTCGTCATCACCTGACAGCATGAGCGGTACCTGGAATCCACCAGTCTCATAAAATCATCTTGGGTCATCGCTTTCCTCCAAGGAAAAAAATCTTTTTCTATCATCCTCAAACAAACATCCTTCATCACACCGTGACACGTGACACCCCTATAAATAGGGGGTGTCACGTACGTCACAATATCGTGACGAAAATATCGTGACAAAATGTCACGCTTGTCACTCTGCCGTGACGGGGACAGACCGTGACATTTGTCACGCATGTCACGCTTTGTCACATAACCAATAATACCCGTCGATCGTATCAATGACCCCTAGTGCGACCAATGAATTGCGTGCCCTGAAAAACGCCTGCCGTTTTGCTTCATCATTCCCGTCGGAGATCCCTTTTCGATAAGCCCATAATCGCCAGGAGGATTCAGCCAGCACTTTATCGGTCGGCAAGATGAGGCCGTCCATTTGCATTTTTATTGACTCCGGAGGACACTCTCCAAACTCTTTGATAGCTGCCATAAATGCATCCAAAGCGATTTTTGCCGCACCACGCGGTTTCTTCCCGTTTCCCTTGTCTTCCTTTTTTGTTATCTTTGCATCCGGATCATACACCGGGACCAGTGAAGTAACCGGATCACCATCGGCATTCACGTGCCCGGTATCGATAACCTCAAGGTTAAATACCATAGGCTTGAACGGTTCATCGTCCTTCTGACGCTCACATATAAGAAGATACTGTTTCTCCTCGGTTGTACGAACCACCTTGAACATCGTGTCGGTGGCTCCGGTCAGGGCGATGGCCCCTCGGGCTCCCCGAGTCTCATCCTTACCGGTATGATGAATAAGACAAATCGTTGCCTTGGTGGCTTCGTGCAGTTCCCCACAGGCATTCACTAACTTGCCCATGTCCAACGTGGAGTTCTCGTCGCCGAGCATGGACCTGGCAACTGTATCCAATATGATCACACCCGGCATAGCTGGCAGACTGCGAATCATAGCCAGCAGTTCTCCGAGCTGGCCGGGATTGTCGATCAGACAGGGCATCGGCAAAAGGGAAAAGTTGTCGATCCTCTCCATACCGTGATACTGCCGCCATGTCTCGATGCGCTTGAGGACCCCAGCTTGCCCTTCGGCGGCGAGATATAGCACCGACTTCTTTTTGGTGTCATGTCCATGCCATGGCAGGCCATGAGCGATCGATAACGCCATATCCAGCGCTGCAAACGATTTTCCGGAGGATGGTGCTCCATAGATCATCATCAATCCTGTTGACTCCGGAATGATCTTTTTGATGGTCCAGGACATTGAAAGTGTTTCGAGGAATGCCTCGTTCAGTGCTGTAGGCGAGGCAAGCACACGCCGGGCGAATTTGTTTTCCGGCGGAACAAGCTGCCGTTTAACTTCAGCCAGCCCCTTCTCTACGGCGATGTCGTTAAAATCCTTGCCGGCCTCCTCGGGGAGGACATACGGCAATCCGGTGGCCTGAGCACCCTTGAGGCCGGCCTCGCTTACATCGTTGTCGGCTGCGACAACTAAGCGCTTGGAGGTCCTGTATGCCTTCGCGGTATGCTGGAGGTTCCCTGCCGAGAAAGCTATTACGACCTCCGCGCCGGTGGCTTCATGGATGGAGGCTCCAGTGGCGTATCCTTCGACCAGGTATGCCGTATGTCCCTCTCCGGGGATGACATGGAAGTGACCTTTCAGCTCTCCGCCGGTCAGGAACCTTTTTCCGCCATGCGGATCGATGTATTCCAGGGAATGCAGCGTTCCTTCCGCATCGCGTACGGGGATCATCAGCCTTCCTTCTTCATCCTGGCGGATTCCATATGCTCGGACCTGCTTTTTCGCCAGGTAGGCATGACCGGGGGTTGGGGCTTTCGCCGCCTCCCAGCGTTTTGTGGCTTTCTCGCGGGCCTCCGCTCGGCGGACCTGCTCCGCTTGTTCGCGCAGGCGCCTTGCCTCGGCCATCCGGTTTTCGTACCGTTGTCTCTCCCGTTGCGTCATTTCGGAGACGTCCCTGGCGCTCCAGGTCAGCGTCGAAAGACCGCCGTCCTTCCATGACCCGGCGGCCCCGCCGGGAATGTCGTCGGGGAAGAAGACATACCAGTTTGATTTCCTGCCCCGCTTTTCCCCTGGCGCGTCGTATCTTTCGATCTGTCCGGTGGACTTGATGAACGGGCAACCGAGTCCCGCAGCGGCAATGGTGTTCTGGAATGCCTGCTCTGGGGGGACCGGTGAATAATCAGGCAGATCGTCATCCTGCCTTTTAGCGTTATTGAAATCGAAATCGTATACCTTAGTCATGCCAGCACCTGTCGTTCCACGCACACCATTTGCACTGGTAGAAATCGGCAGATGGATATTCCCGCGGTAACAATTCACCGGCCATGCAGGCCTGTATAATCCGGACAGCCCTGTCCGATGCGTCTTGAGCTACTGATTGATCGAAAGGAATATTTTCATGATACAGAGATGAATCGTTTTTGTTTACGCATGTCCAGAGGGCAGGGCCATCGGTAAGGTCCATGTAGGCCATGTAGATCTGAACCTGGACGTAGTAGATCCAATTCGCCTTCTTGACCCTATGTTTCTCAAATTCCCGCCATTTTTTTGCGTTTGCTGTTTTACATTCCCATAACCGCGGATACGGGCCGAACTCGTCCGGTCCGCCGACAATAACTCCATCGATGTGCCCGGATATTTTCCCGCCGGCGACAGAAAAACCAAATTGCCGGCCCTCTTTGTCCTTTACTCTCAGGTCAAATCCAGCCATGCGGATCCATTCCGAGGCCAGGTCTTCGACTACATGACCGATGGAGAATATCCGTAAGGTTCTTCCTTCGAATGGCCTGTCTCGTGGTGCATTGAAAAATTCATATTGCAGGGCTCTGGCACATTCTCCCCCCAGACGAGATCCGCCGAGGTAGGTCCTGGGCCGCTCGGGACTGCCGGTAAGAGCCTCGTCAATGAGGTGATTTATCCGATCTGATTGGTTTATTTGGTGATTAAAATCGAGCATATCCAGCTCTCCTCGTTGTTTGTGTATGCCCTGGAGGTGGCAGGTTTCGCAGAGGCAAGAGAGATCAGAATCTTTTTCCCGAAAAAACCGATATCTCTTGTGGTGCACCTGCAATTTTAACGTCGATCCGCATCGTTCGCATTTTCCTTGTTTTTCCCGGAACTCTTTCGATCTCTGACGCCAGTGTGCGGTTGCATAATAGTTAGAAAGGTTCATTGGGATCGTTAACGTACTTGCGCCACACTTCTTCACTGGCACCTAATTCCCGGAGCGTTTCAAAAATCGATTGTCCACACGGCTTCCAGTAATGAAACCGAGGATCTGCGTCGAATGGAATAACTAACGTCATATCCTGAATGTACGGGGGAGTGAACTTTGCCCCGGTTTCCGGAATTAGCGCCTCGATGCAGGCGCGGACAAGGACATCCACCTCGGTGCGAGAATAGTCGTTCACAGCTTTCCCGGTGAGTCCCGCTGATACGAGTGCTTCACCAAGTTTTTGATAATCAACCGGCACGGAACACCTCCTGTTCGATTGCTGATTTGTTCCAAAGAAAGTTCAGGAGGCACGAAGCCTCGTACTTTCTGAGATTGTAATCGTTTACATTCCATCCGGCCTTGTTGAGCAATTCCAACTGCGCGAATGACGGTTGATCCTTCAGCCACCGCTTGCTTTTCTGCGCGGCGTCTGTATCTTCATGCAACCGAAGAAAATCGTCAGCTTGCGCCAAGGCCGGAACTTTCGCGCCAACCGATAGCCGACGCATCTGTTGACCTTTTATTTTTCCCAGCGATATCCAATCCTCTTTGTTCGCTGACGCCACCACAACCCACGCATTGAATCCGCTGGCGACCATGACCTTCCCGCTGCCAAATAGGTCTGCCCATTTGAAAGGCGATTTTTTCAGCAGATCTACTTCCAACATGACAACATCGGAAAATTCCTTTTCTTTTCCGTCACCACCTTGCCTGGATGGGAATTCATAGCCACACGCAGGGCATTCTCTCGCCTGAATGGGGATTAAGGTATTACAGATCGGACATTCTTTTTTCGCTGTTTCCGTTCCTTCCACATCATCCAATCGGACACCCTGTTCCAGGTCGCCGTGGATATGGATGGATTCCCCGAAATCCAGGACAATGCAGTCCCGCTTTATCACCCCGGGATGTTCTTCCGGGTCCACGACCCGGAGTCCTCGGCCGATCATCTGCAGCATGGTGGACTTAAAGGAGCACGGCCGAAGGAGCACCACACATGAAACTGGCGGGCAATCGTATCCTTCGGTTAGTACCGCCACGTTACAGAGGACCTGCAGGTCTCCATACTCAAACCGCTGAAGTATCTCCGCTCGATTTGGCGTATCGCCGAAAATACAGTCCGTCTTTACCCCGTTCTCCTGAAACAGGGCGCATACCGCTTCCGCATGGCTGATCGTAGAGCAGAAGACTATCGTTTTGCGATCTCCCGCAATATTCTTCCATTCCCTGAACACCGCGGTATTTACCGGTACGGTGTTCATCAAAGTTTCAACCTCGTCCAGGTCGTATTCGCCCCCCGACGTTTTCCGTACTTTTTGGATTTCTTCAGCCAGCCCGGGAAGAGTGGCAATGAATGTCCGCGGTGGGACCAAGAATCCCAGATCCACCAGGTGCCGCATAGTGATCATGTCGCAGACATTGTCGAAGGTCGGCTTCAGACCACGTTTATCGCCTCGCGATGCTGTAGCGGTAAATCCTGCGATGAGAACATTGGGGTTTCGAACTCTGGCGGCATTGACGATGCGTTGGTATGTCTCAGACCTGGCGTGATGTGCTTCATCAATTACCAGAACGTCCAATGGCGGGATAATCTCCATGCCGCCATTACGTCCAAGTGTCTGAGCCATACCGAAGATAGTGTCTCCGGAGGGGTCTTTTGTGCCGAGACCATAAATGGAAGACGTCCTTACGGGGTTAATCCGGTGGAACTTCTCCCGGTTTTGCTCGACCAATTCTTCCCGGTGCTGCAGAATCATTTGCCGCCCGCCGAGGCGTGCAAGCAATGCTGACATCATGATAGTTTTTCCCGACCCGGTTGGGCTGATCCCTAAACTATTTCCATATTCGTTAAGAGCGTTAACCATTCTCTCAACAAATTCCTCTTGATATGGTCTCAGAAGCATTGCTTACCTCGCCCATGCCGGAATTGCTGACGGTGCCGGCTTTTGTGTCGGCGGTGGGGTGTATACAGGAGGCGCTTCTGTTTTCCCGTTTTCACCGGGGATAATGGTTTCTCCCGCCATTACCCGCTGATACATCTTGTGGTCAGAATTCAGAATGCGCTGGATTTTATTCTTATCGTCATATCCGTCCTTTCCTTTCTCAATGCCGATCTCGATGGCAAATTCCAGTTCGTTCAGGTCCGCCCAGGTGCTGATGATTCTTGCATGTCGGGCTTTGTCAGACCCATCTTTGGGATCGATGCCCCTGGCCGATTCCAGCATTCCGCGAAGCAGAGACCTTGTTATTGCCGCCGCTTTTTCGTGCCCCTCGGTCATGCCTCCGACACCGGCGTTTTGAAATATCTTGCGTTTGGCGTATGGAGCGGATGAAATCGTCAGTTCCATATTGAGATATTCAAATCCTGAGGCTGATTTGGTTAACCATCCACCATCACCATGGCCTCCAGGTCTAATGGCACAAATGACTCTCGCATATGTTTTGGCTGGAAGTAGATCTCCAGTCTGTTGCTCCGGCGCCGTATTGAAATCGAAAAAATTACTCATTGTTGTCCTCCTTTATGTGTGTCTGGAATTTTCGTTCGGGTTTCGGTCCGTTAATTTTCGCCATAAGACGGCCAAGGTGTGGTTCTTCAATCATATCAAGCCTTCCGCTGCGGTCTTTTGCCGGATAGTTCCAGGGATTGACTTGATGTGTCACGAATGCACGATAGGGATTGCCGGAATCGTCTTTCAGCGCGACCATACTGATGATTTCGTCGAAGATGCCCGGCAATTCGTTCCCTGCTTTAGTGCCTTCGATTTGCGGCACCCAAAGGGCACGGCCATAATCATCTTCTTTCCGGTCAAGCCCGCCGACAACCCATACATTCTTGTCTTTGCAATATTGAATTTGGGTAAGCCACTGAACTAATTCACGACCGACCAGTCCATAAGCCCCGCGATTGTCTTGCTTGCCTGTCTTTTCTGAGAACGCTTCCGGCTGGCCGGTTGCCCATTGCCAGCAGAGACGCGATGCAACCGAAATGGAATCCCAAAATATGGTGTCGTACTTCTGGAGAAATGACGGATCTGTTTCCCCGACTATAAATTCATAATGGGCCTGACTATACGGCTGTTCCGACCGTTTAGAGGGATTGGGTCCTGTGATAAGGCAGGCCATGTTGATCGCTTCTTCCCATGTTTTGATCTTGATCTGATCCACCGGACAATCCTGTACGGCCAGGTCACCACCCTCAAGGTCGAAGAAGAGCGTTTTACTTGGATCCAGGCTCCACAATAGAGATGTTTTCCCGATACCATGGGGTCCAAATATCGCCCCTTTAATTCGCTTTTTCTCAGCCAATCGCTGATCTGCGGTTATGATTTTCATGCTTCTACCTCCAGTTTTGGTTTTCCCTGGTGAGGATACGCCGCACCTTAAATGCGTTTTCGCCGAATTCCCGGGTGAGAAAGCCGGTGAAGATGCGGGCGATGGCGCGGCCGACATCGGTCGCCGCATCCACGACGCAGGAGTGCTTTTGTGGATCCAGGCGGAAGGACGCGTCCAGCCGAACGAGGGACCGGCCGTGAAGGCTTTCGGCGGCGACCACCGCAAGGAGTAGGGACTCCTCAACGTCCCTGATGGGGACCTTGGAGTCGAAGTTATATCGGTAAAGTTCTCGGTTCATGGTTATTCCTCCATTGCGTTCAGTACGTTTCGGTTAATACTTACCGGAAGTGGACCCGAACCGCCGGACGCTCAGAGGTAGTCCCTCAGGCCGGCGTCATTGAAAAAGGCACGCAGCTTTTTGATGGATTCGTAGATGGTCCCGCGGGGTATGCCGGTGTCGTGGGAGAGCTCGGTTATTGTGTTGACGTTGAGACGCCGGCACAGCTCACGCAGCTCAGGGGAAAGGTTTTTGATCGCCTGACGGACATCGAGGGAGAGATCATGCAGCTCGGAGACGGGGCGTGAAAGTCCGGCCGTCAGGCGAAGATAATCCTCCTGGTCGATGGTTTCCATGCGCTCGACCGAGCCGCCTTCCTCGTCTTCGAGGCGTTCGTTAAGAGAGCAATTGCATAGGCGGTAATCCCGTAGTCCTGCCTTCCGCGCCTCGATGATGGTGGCAATCTTATGTTCCACCACGCGGGCGATGAAGGTATTGCGCTGAGCGCGGTCGGGGTTGTATTTGGGCAGGCGTTGGAGCAGGTCCAGGATCATTTCCTGCTCCAGATCCTCGCGGTCGGAGTCGGTCAAACCAACACGTCCAACCAGTTGTTTTGCCTTGAATTTGATGATCTGAACGGCATACTCGTCAATTCCTTCACAGTGATTGATACTACCCATCTGAGCCTCCTCGGGGCCGAGGAGGAGCTCGTGCGGGTGTCAACCTGTGCCGGAATGAACGCTCTACAGAAAAAAAGCGGAGGCATTGCGAGTACGCCGGTATCGGCGACACCCACAACGACCTCCGCTCTGCGGCCAGTCTGTTGTCTGATGTTGAAACGTATTCTATTACCGGGTCTGAATCAGACCCGAACCTCGTCCGTTACGGTCATGCGGACGGGCAATCCATTGTCTATAATGAGTTCCTGAATCGAGAGAGAGCTCTCCCGATCAAAGACCTCGAACAGCTCCGCCACCTTCTTTTTCAGGGAGAAACCGTCGCTGCCGCGGGATTCGTTCGGGCCGTTGTCCTTGCCGAACAGGAAAAGCCGCAGCACGGTGGGCGGGGGATCGAAGACGGGCTCACCGTCCCGGACATGAAGTTTCTCGATCCGCCCGTAGTTGATCTCCTGCATCAGCTCGACCAGGCGTTTCCTGGCAGGAGTCAGGGCCGCCTTTGTCACGACATCCGTCATACCGGACCTCTTTTCGCGCCCGTGGCGCATCAAAAAAAATAGCCCCCTGGGAGTGGGATCCGGCGAATGGATCTCCCAGGGGGCATATACCCGAATTACCCGGGCGTTTATTTCAGGGATGAGGTTCTCGCCGGACCGTCACCCCTCTTTGACGAAATTTCGATGAGAGGGGTGGTACGGCCCGACGAAGAGAGAATGTTCATCGGGGGGAATAGCGAGATTTTAAGCAGATAGATGGGTTACGAAGGGAAAAATATTTTTGATTTTTTTAAAGAGGCTAAACGAAATTTCGCTGGAGTCGTTGATGTAGCCGTTTGACGGCAGACGGGCTTAGAAATCAATAGGCGTCGTCACCCTCAGGGAGGATGCGAAAACGACATCGGTAGGCCTTGGAACCTTTGTCCCATTCGATGGGGTCGTCCTTCAATTTAAAAAACTCTTTCAAGCAATTGGCCAGCTCTTGCTTCTGCTTTTTCAGGTTGGAGTGTGCATGGCTGTTCTTCCAGTCGATCTCGCCCCTGGAGTTGGCAAACGCCTCAAGCAGCTTCCATTGGATGGTGGGATTGCCGTTCTTTTTATTTGCCATGCCCATCTGGGTGAAGTTGAACACGCCCCCGGCCGATTTTGCTTTGATGGAGACGGTATGTCCGTCTTTGAATCGTATCGACACGTCGCCCCAAGTTGTTCCTGGAGGTGTGGGGAAAAAAACGAGAGCTCCATCTTTCGTCGGTGGTGGAAGATTGAAACTGCGGAATTGCGCCAGAATGTCATCCAGGGAATGGAGTAGCCGGAGTTGTTGCTTTTCACTGACGGCCACGTTCTCGCACAAGGGAACGAATAGGGACTTTTTAACGGTCAAGCGCTTCTTCGCCTTTGCAGTGCAGAGGTCACGCGTAGGGGCCAACAGGATGAATGGAGTGTCATTTCTGCCGAGCAGACCATCGAGAGTCTTGTTAAAATCGTCGGGCTCGATCTGGATTGTCAGGTAGACTGGGAACCTGTACCCGGCATACGGTGTGTAGTTACCGATTATCGTCGTTCCGTGAAGGTCGATTGTTGGGGCTGGTTCTTCTATCAGGCCGAAGACCTTGGCGAGCGCCCTGTCGAACGCCCGGCGGTCCAGTTCATGGACCACGATGTCGGATCGTTGCAGGGCAAAGGTCTCGCAACCACGCTCGCATCGGCAGACAGCTGCAATATCGTCTCCGCTGTGATTGACGACATCATGTTGGCATCTGCACCCGCGGTGGATCTGGCAAGGATAGGACGACGCGAGCTTGCCGTTGGGACGGAGGAAGGTCTTTGCCGTCTCATAATCGCTCCCCAGCAAGGCTTTCCACTCGATATCCACCGCCGCCGTACCTGGGACGGCCTCAAGCGCCTGCCAGAATCCCGCCGCTCTATTCTTCATCGTCTTCCTGCTCGGCGAGGATGAATCCGCGCTTCGTAAGCCAGTCCTCGACCACAACAGCATCGCTGTCCCTGGTGTATTGGGCAATGTTTGAGGGACGGATAGTCACTGTGCGGGCCGTTTTCGAATCCGAAAACTTCACCTGAAAGCTCGCCCGGGTGATCCGTGCATTTTGGGGCATTGTTCGCCCCCGTCCGGTGTAGGCGGCGAATACATCGTTGGCCTTACGTATTTCGATTTCTGTTTCAGATCCACCCCAGAAGAATTGAATTTCCTTCAGACGCACCCATTCCATGCCGTCCACGTCCGTGCAGACGATGGATGCCTCCCCATCGATCCGTAGCGGCTCGAGAGTGTACTTACC